ACTGCTGCTGGTGCAAATGGTGGAGGTCCTGTTACCGTAATGGGGTCTACTATTGTATTTGCTATGGGATATGGAATTATACAATAATGGAAAATTTAACAGGATATACATCTACTCAATTACTTAAAATGCTTAATGATATAAATGTTAAGCATAAAATTGTAAGACAAGAAATTATTGATATGACTTTTCAAGTAGATGAACTTGAAATTAATATAAATAATAAAATTACTGAACTTACAGAACTTGAAAAAAATTATGTACTATTTATTGATGAAATGAGTAAAAGATAATGCCATACGATAAACCATTCATACATACGCAACCTGTAAGAGATTTAGGTGTTACAACTAATAATATAAGTAGAACTATATATTATGGAGAAGTAATATCAATTAATGATGAAACTGATGGTGGCAGAATAAAAGTAAAAATAGCTGATTTAGATAATAGAACAGCTAATGATGATTTGCCTTGGTGCTATCCTTTATTACCAAAATTTTTTCATTTATATCCACAAATCGGTGAAATGGTTCGTATATTTATCGAAGATATTAAATTTCCACAAAGAAGCAGATTTTGGCTTGGTAGTATAATTTCTCAACCACAAAAAATTGGATTAGATACAATTTATAATGCATTATCTACTACTAACATGGGTTTAACTGTTCCAGACCCTGCGCCTGCCACATATCCTGCTTCTGATGGTGTGTTTCCAACAAAAACTGATGTAGCGATAATAGGTAGAGTAAATACTGATATAATTTTACGTATTAATGAATTACATTTAAGAGCAGGTAAACATGAAAATGATGATATTTTAACCTTAAATAGTAAAAATCCTGCTGAAATTAGTTTAATTTTCGAACCTTTAAATGATGATGAAAATAATTTTTATAGTAATACAGTCATATTAAGCGATAAAATTGCATTAATTTCTCATTCCGGTAATCCTAAATTTAAATCAAGTAAATTAGAAACTAAAGATAGAGATAAAATTTTTAAAGAAGGTCATCCGCTTGCCAGAGCAGATGTATTAGTTGAAGCGTTAGAATTAATGAGAAAAGCAATTGTACAACACATACATGCATATTCTGGTTTACCTGTAGATACTACTGCTATTATAAATGATTTAAATAAAATAGATTTTAATGCTATACTTCAAAAAAATATTGTAATTAATTAATAATTATATATATTTTTGTGTATGAAATTAGATTTAACCTCAATAAGTGAATTATTCACAAATTTTAATAATTTAACTTATCATGATTTACCTCATAAATACTATTTAGATGGGCAAGAATTGATTTCTGTCACCACATTGATACATCAATATCAAGAAGAATTTAATGAGGAATATTGGTCTAATTATAAAGCAAATCAATTTAATTTGAATCAATATGAAATATTAAGAGCTTGGAATTTTATAAATAAAAAGGGAACTGTAAAAGGTTCTGCAATTCATGATTATACTGAAAATCTTTTTTTAAATAAAAAATACGAATACCCTAAAAATTTAATTTTAAATGAATTTGGATTTGACCCGGTAGAATATGAATATAATATTACTAAAAATCATGTTGATAATTTTTATAAAAATAGTTTTGGAAAATTAATACCTATTAAAACGGAATGTGTAATTTATGATAAAGAATCATTAATTGCAGGTATGTTTGACATTATATTTTATAATGTAAAAGCTAACGAATTTCAAATATGGGATAATAAAACCAATAAAGAATTGACTCTTGAAATGCCAAATAGACATCTATTAGGAGATTTATATTTATTAGAAGATTGTGATTTAAATATATATTCATTACAACTTGGATTGTATAAATACATTATTGAGAATAATACATCTATAAAATTAGGAAAATCATATCTTTCTTGGTTTTCACATAATAATGATACATATAAAATTATAGAATGTAAAGATTTATCTTATTATGTAAATTTAATTGTTAAAAATAGAATTAAAGTTCTTTAAATTGAATTCTTTTACGTAATAATCCCATAGGTTTATCATCATAATCTTGATAAATATAATTTTCAAATTTTATTAAATCTTTCTTATTTGTTATTCTAATTTGTGATGATTTTCCACCTCTACTTTTAATTATTCTAATTTTATAATTTAATATATTCAATTCATGAAATAAATCAATAATAAATTTCCAATCTTGATTATAAGCACTTGTAAAAGCGATTGAATGATGTCCTTTATTTTTAATTGTAACAGACCCATCACCATCAAAAAAACCTCTAAACCAATATAATTTTAAATTATTTGGAATTTTATTTAAAATTATATCAGGTGATATAGTTTTATTTTTATATTGATTTTCAATTAGAAAGTTTCCAAATAATCTACTTGAAACCCAATTAACTGAAATGTTTTTAGGTTCTTTTGCAAATGAGCCAACATTTTTAGTTATAAATGTATTCCAATTGCCTGAAAATTTTAATATTTCTATAAATATTACATTATCTTCATTTTTAGCGGAATGTTTAATTATTGGTGTTTTAGCATTATTATTTGAATAAGTAACACAACCATCTGCCCATAATAGTCCTAATATATATCCTATTTCTTTATCTTTAATATTTGTAAATAAATTAATATTTATTCTATTTTTCATTAAAATTAGTATTAGTTTCCCATATTTTATTTTTATAAAAGCCACTAAATGTGGCTTTTAATTCTATTTTGTATCTATTAATGGTTAAGTATACATCTCCAAGGTTGAATACCTAATTCAATTTCAGTTAACTCATCTGACGTATGGTCATTATCACCAAAACTAATTGATGTAATCATACATTGTTCTAAGAACCATTTTTCAACTTCAATACCTGTTGGGTCTAATGCTTTAAGTAATATATTCTTTTTATATCCTGCAGCATAACCCATACGACCTGTTAAAGATTCTGCATGTAAACGAACCCATTCCATAAGTTGTTGTGATGTAGAAGGTCCTATCAGGTCAATAAATGTAACCGTTAATTCATCCCATGTATATCTACCAGCAACGTAATTTTGTTCATTCATGTAGGGAATTTCTACTGAATTAATTTTCATTGAAGGACGTTTAAATTTTTTTACTTTCCAAACTTCGATACCCAATTCATCTGAAAACTCAGCAAAAAATCGGTTTACTCTTTTTGGTTCATATTCGAAGGGAATTCCCCTAATCATTTCTCCTGCCATATCTAATTTTGTTTTATATTAATCGTTTTATTTTTGTTTTATTATAAATACTTGTTATTTTAAAATTTAAATAATTTCATTATTTAATTTAGGTAATACACCAGTTCTTCGATACATTCTCATTTCTTGTTTAGTTAATTCATCCATAGATTTATAATTAACTTCAAGTTTAACATCAGGTTTATCTTTAGGTAATATATCAATAACAATTTCTTTATTATCTTCAATTATGTTAATTTTATTTGTTTTTTTAGATTCACTAAGATTAATTATTATTGGTTCATCAATTACAACATTTTCATTAACTATTGTAGTTTCTGGAATTATTTTCTTTTTATTTTCAGTTTGATTTTTATTTTCTTTATTCCACATAAAATTTAATTATTAAATATTTTAATTATTGAAAAAGCCACTAAAATGTGGCTTTTTCGTTATGAAAAGTTAATTTATTTATTGTTATTCTGAAAATGAAGCACCTGATGGCGTTAAAGTAAATGTTATTCCAATATATTCTACAGAACGTGTTGGTTTTAATGAAATTTCACCATATAATTCATTTCTATCACGAGTTTCTGTAGTATTATTAGTATCATCCATTTTTATTCTAAAGTCATATAAACCTCTTTCTCTTTTAATATTATCAAGAATTGGTGTTGCTTTTTGTAAGAATTGGTCAATAGTAGCTTGGTCATTTTGTTCAAATACAAGTCTAATAGCAATATTTGCAATAAGAACTTTAACTTGAAGTAATAATCTACGTACATTGATTCTATCAAGAGCACTTTCTTTCTTTTGTAAAGTTTTTTGTCCGAAAATTGCAGTTCCTGCATCAGCAAAATCTGCCATTGGATTTATTCTACCTTTATATAATATATCACGAGCTTCTTGTGACATTTTATATTTAGATTTACGTGCATCAGTAACACCTCTATTCAAACCAGCAGGGGCAAACCAAGGAAACTTAACATTATCTGTATATGCCATAGCTTTTACAACTTCACCTGTAGGTGGAATATATACATTAACATTATTTTGAGTATCTTTAATTTGAATCCAAGGGAAATAAGTACAAGCATAACTACTATCGATATCTGTAGTATCTAATAAATCTGCAATATCTGAAGCTGCAATTATATCTGCTTTTCCACCATCACCAATAGTTAATTGTACAGTAACATCAGGAGCATCTACTATATATAAGCTATCAGTTCTTAATTCTTCAAGCATTTCAATAGTGTCTTTAATTAAAACTGTATTATTAGACCAATCAATACCCGGAGTAGCAAATAAGTTAACCGTTACTTCTTCAGGATTTGCATACGTATTTATAGCAGTTTCCCATGCTTGAAAATCATTAGTAGGTTTTCCATTAGGAATTACTCCATCATAAAGTCCATTAAGACGATATAAATCTCCATTTGAACGTGAAGTTCTATGTATATCCCAACCATCAAAACCACCAGCAGGTACTAATGTAAATTTCCTTGTAACTAATTCGTAATAAGGTAATGTTGCATCTAAAACATCTTCAACAGTTGCGAATGTACCAGCACCTGCATCAAAAGCAAAACCACTTGAAGTAACACCACTTGCATTTATATCCATGTGATATCCATTAGTTTTACTAAATGAATCAGTATTCGCACCATCATAATATCCATTGAAATTAAAGAAATTTTGATTAATTCCAGTTCCAACAGTACTTACAGTATCATATCCAGTTTCAGATACACCTAAATATATTTTTTTAGGTCTTTCATCATCGTCATATTTAGTTTTGTAGAATATTTTAGGAGTAGTTGCATTATATGCACCACCAGTAACATCTGTATTAAAATTATTGAAATAATATCCTTCAAAACCTGCAGGAAATGAATCAGGAGTTATTTCACTATCTAATTCAATCATTATATATTTACTTTGAAGGTCATATTCAGAATCAGAAGTACCAATTCGTTGAGCAATATAATTTGTTTGTCCTTTAATCAAACTACATCTTGAAAATTGTTCAAGAATAGTTGGAGCTGCATCAGTATCATAAAAATCACGAATAACTACATCAAATTCAAGTGTTACTGGATTAATATTGGTAATACTGATTTTTATTTCTTGATTTGCAGCATCACCATCAGAGATAGATATAAATTTAAATAATTTATCAACTTTATTACCTTTTATTTGTGATACAACCCAAGGTGTTTCTGGAGTTTTAAATTGAGTTCTATAATTAGTATACACTGGTTCATCACATATCAATAATGCGTTATTTATTCCATAAGCATATGACATAATACCTGAAATACCGTAAGCAGTTAAACCAGAAGGTGCTGTTTTTCCATCACCATCAATTTTTTTAATTAAATCTGGATATGTTGCCTGAGTATATATTTTTGTTTTCTTATCTTTAGCATCAACACCAATTACATTAGGTAAAAAACTTGATGAATTTGGATTTAATGAAACTGTATAAGATTCAGTAGTACCACTAACAGTTAATGTAGGTGTATATCCAGTATTAGTTGCTTTTAATGTTAAATTACCATATAAATCACCAATTCCAGTATTAGTTAAATTTCCTGTAATTGTAAGAGTATTAGTATCAAATTTTGTTTGTGCACCATTTGTAGAATCTAAAATATCACGAACTGTACCTCTACTTCTTATTACTGCAACTACCATATTTTCATATTCTG